TGTCGAGTTCATCCTCAATGATAGATCTGAGCCTAATCATGTAATCTACATTTGAGCTTTCTTCGTGAATCATCACAAGCCTGTCATGGATAAAGGATAGGCGTTCTTTGATTTGTTTCAGTTTGTCAGTCATGGTTTGTTCATCTGACATTTGGCATTACTCCAAAGTAGAAAAGCCCCCGGAAACACCGATAAAGGTGGTAATGCTTTCCAAGGGCTGAAGTTGATTTTACCGCGTGCATTACTCCGCTGTTAATTCAAGTTAATCATATTCGCGTAAAAGTCAAGACTTCTGCATCAACTCTTTCCAAATCTTCTCGTTTTCTCTTACGGCTTCTTGGTCGTTAGCATCCACGAATCCGCTGAATGCCTCGCACCATCTGCAGAACAGGCAGTCAGCTGGTTTTGATCGGTAAAAACAGTTGTCGCAACTAGGGCGCGTTTCATTGTCATGCATCGCTGTCAACCTCGCTGTATTCCACATTTTCGAGTTTTGCTTTTGGTTTAACCCTGGATGCTGATATTGGCCTAATCTTTCCTTCTGCGGTCATTATATTTGCTGATAGGGTTTTGACATCTTGCCCGGATATTCTTCGCTCTTTCCCTTCGAAATATTCAAGGAACGTCCCTTCTCTAATCAACTGCGGTCCTGGATGCCTGTCACCATGAAGAAAAACAACCTTTTGACCGCGAACCATCTGGACGGCCTCGTGATCTATTCCTGGTAGAGCCCGCCATAGTGCCGATCCAGTGAATGTTGCTGTAATGTGTTTCATAAATCACCTCTCTTGTAGTTCTTGGAATGTATCCTGAGCTCTTGTTCTGGCGTCCAGGGGCCATAGAGCAGTAGCGGCGCGTCCGATACCTCCCCGTTATCCTTCAACGCCTTCAGGATGATGTTTAGGCGTTCTTTCCGTCTTCCGCGTTCGTATGCGTAGGAGACTGATTTTGTCCAAATCCCCATGATCAGCGCGACAAGCATGATCCCGGCGGCTATCTGGTAGCGTTCACGGTTGGTCATTAGAAAAGCTCCTGTTGTGCTGTTTCCCGTTCAATACGTTTCATCATTGCCTCGTAATAGTCAGCGTCAAGCTCTGAACCTGTCAGATCAAAACCCATGTAATAACAGGCAATGGCAGTTGTTCCGGTTCCCAAAAATGGATCTAAAACCCTTTGGCCCGGCCGTCTCTTGATAAAATCACAATCATTTCAAATTGTGCATTGAGCATTCCTTCATTAATACATGGCTCTGCTGATCCCTTATTCCATATAACGACATCTTTAATTAATCCCGACAAGGCGCCAAGTGCGGAGAATACTGGCTGTCGATTACCCGTTAATAGCTGAATATTCCAAAATACGAGGCCTGCAACCCGTGTCATTTCCGTTAGTGTGCCGATGGTAAACTTTTCATACTCTTCCAGCGGCATTTGGTCTGGGCATCCTTTGTACTTTTCCCCAAATCGCGTTCCTGTTTTTCTCGGTATGACGGATCCATTAACACAGTGCATTTTTGCATTATAAGGCGGTGACGTGATAGCCAAGTCAAAATGATTGTCTTCATACTCTGCCATAAGCTCCATGCAATCCATGTTGCGGAGGTCAAGTTTTCCGTATTGCTTCATAATCCTGCTACTCCTATATTTGTTGTTTACAGGTACACCCACGATGTCTGTATCTCTTTCCCTAAGCTCTTTGCAAATTCGACCTCAGCCCTTGCGCCTTTTGAATCCTCCCACCCGTCGAGCAGTAACAAGGCGTCGGCATTCTTAACATCAAGAAATGCGTACTCCATGTACTGCTGATATGTGAGTCCGTCTGGCTGTCGCGTTGGATTTATAGGTATCATCTCCATTTCTTCTAACTTCTGCGCCACCATGTCAAACTCTGGGTAGTTGAATCCTTCAATCCCGGTCATCGGACCGGATATGTACACTTTCTTTTTTGCTTCCGCTGTGCTCATCAGTCTCTCCTCCTGTCGTTTTTCTTGAACATGAAACACGCATCTGGTCGTGTGTAGGTCTTATTGTTCACTGTGCATTTGAACTTGCCTATCTGGTTTAATCTGCGGTAAAACTCGCAGTCTTTGCAGTTGTTTTTGTTTTTCATAATTTACTCGTACGATTCAAAAGATGTTGTTTCTGGGTGAAATCTTAGTAGTTCAAAAAATGTTGGCCCATTGCGATTCTTTGATGTGAGCATTGCAGCAAGGTTAGTCGGGACAGAGCTATTGTATATTGACACCTCATTGCCTTCTCTGTTGAAATAGCTTCTCCTGATATCCTTATGGGTTCTTTCGCTCTCTGGTCGATCTAGTAGGAAAATATGAGTTGCATCTTGCTCGAATTGCCCGCAGCCTTTGATTTGAGATATTGACGGCGCGAGTCCATGTGCGTCACGATTCAACTGAGCCAGTGCAATGACGGCCACTCCTGTTTTTAATGCCAAGTTGCGAAGCTCTGTTGAGATGTAGTTCAACCGTTCCACATTGTCGCGGAATTTTTTCTCTGTTTTGAGTATCTGCACATAGTCTATCATTATCCAGTCTGGCTTATGAATCTCGACCATTGAGATAACTTCCTCAAGAGTGACGCCGCCTTGAATAAACCACTCTTCAGGAAACTCATCTTCGATCTTGCATATTGATGCTGCAATCTCTGTTATCTCTCTTTTTGTTGCTTTGAATGTTCTTGAGTTGATATATTTTCGCAACTCAACACCTGACATTTGTGACGATAGCCGTGAGTAGCTTTGTCTTGCATCCATCTCGATACAGAAGAACAAACCGCGCTTTCTGTCATTGCCGAGGAAATTTTCAAGGATCATCCCAGTAGCAACTGCGGATTTACCAACTCCAGGGCGAGCACCAAGCACAACAAAGTCTCCAGGCTGTATTGGTGCAGAAATGTCAACTTGTGGAATTCCTGTATAAAATGCCTTCTCGTTATTCATCATGCCAGCTTGAACTGTTTTAGTGTCGTCTACGGTCTTTGATGGAACTTTGCAAGCCCGCGGGTCAATTGCTTCCGAAATAACGTCCCTGACCTGTCTATGGGCTGATGTGATATCATTTGAATAATCTCTCACAAGTTCCAGGATACTTGCCATGGCAATTTCTGTCTTTCTCCGGATTGAATGGTTGATGACGGTCTTTGCGGCGCTCCATAGCGGCATCATATTCTCAGGAGTGTTTATTTCTCCAATCACCTGACCTGTATATTCTGCCAATTGCCCAGCAATATAGGCTTTGTGGAGATTCTCGAATATTCTCTCATTATTCGGGTCCATAAAATCATCTGATTTAATTTCCTGCAATAGTCTCGGCGTGTGTGCTGTGCCAGTTACAATGGCAAAGATTACATTCTGCTCTGCGTTGATATTAAAATGAGTGTCCATTATTTCCCTCGTGCTCTGCTAATTCTTTGTTTCGTTCAATTAATGTCGCTGCTATTTCCTGCTTTATATCGCCTTCTGCAACCTTCAGTAGGTCAGTCAATAGTCTTATTGCCGCTTTAATGTATTTGACATCGCGGTCTTTATGACATTGCCCGCAAAGTATCCATGAACCTTCCTTGTCGGTGCTGAAGTCCATCTTACACTTGTGGCATTCTCTAACCATTAGACTTCACCTGGTAGGCGTCAGGTGCACCAGAACGCATTCCCATTGGGGCAGGGTTGTCATTCAATGGTAGCTTCCCTTGGCTGTTTCCAAAATTATTTTTATTCCACGTCGCGAGCCTTCCTCCAGTACTCCAAGTTTTATTAAGTTGGAACTTCATTTTTCCTTTTGGGTCTGGCTCTATCCAATACCTAAAGAAGTCGCCAAGCATTTCCTGAGAATACTTATCCTTGAATGTCCAAACCTCTTTCCTGAAATCATCTTCAGAATATTTTTTGAATGTTTTAATTTCTTCATTCCCTTCATTCCCTTCATTATAGTGCTGCCCCTTGGCTTGCCCTTTGCTGTGCCCCTTTGCGTGCCCTTGCCCTGCCCCTTTGTAGTTATGGACGTCTTGGAACTTACTGTAGTTGCAGATAGTTATCCTCTGCCCTGAGCGTGCCCCTTTGTGTGCCCCTTGCGATTGTATAAAATTAATGCTTCTTAACCTGTCTAGTGCACATCTGACAGCCTTTATTGAGATATTGCAATCCTCTGATATGATACCTAAAGTCTTCCAGCATTGGCCGCGTTTTAGATTCTTACGTTCATCATCGGAGAACGTTGCAGACAATAATAGGTAGATTGCTACCTTAATAGTATTTGACGAGCAGAACCATATATCTGATTCTAGTAGGGATTTGGCTAGATAAATATATCCGCCTTCGATGGGGTCTTTCATTGTAGAACTTTCCTTTGACCATTGCATTTAGCGACCGAGTTTTTGAAAAAGATTAGGCGGAGAGGGGAACGGTCAAGTAAAACCTCTGCTGACGCTACCAGGGAGCTTATTCCTGATACCGCCTAACCATTAAGTTACTCTATTCCGCCGCCTTTTCAAGTGGCTTTGTTGCTTTGATGCTAAACGGGTTATTCCTATGCAGTTGCTCTACCCGATTTCCTCCCTTGTGGACGTACTTAGCGGTGTTCTTTCCTTTCATAGTCTGGACAGTCTCCAGTTGTTCTGGTGTAAGATTCTTTTTTAGTATGTCCTTACAGAAGTCGGAGAGATCTTCCCTTGTCGCGGTTATCCTGTCTTCAAGCTCTGGCCCAACTGTTCTACGATTATTTCGTTCCATGATTTCACCCATCCAAACACTCAACTTGCGGCGGTTCTACTGGCATGACATCTAGATCACCGTCGTAACTGTGGCCTTCTTTTGATCCTTCCATCCGTTCTCGTGCTTTGATTCGCAGTTCTTCACCAGTTACGGTCACTCCTTTCTCTTTCAACATTTCAAGAAGGATGTTGCGCTCGATGCAATAGATTTCAAGGGTTGATGCGGTCATTGTATCAGTTAAACACATATGCTACTCCTGGTTATCTGTGTCGGTTGCTAAGTGGCGAGTTCTTGGGTCGTACAGGAGGCGCTTAGGTGGTTGCGCCCTGTTCTTTGGCTGCTCCCACGATTTTACGGTCCAGGCGCTTACACCCATATCCTTTGCAAATTCTTCCTGCGTAAGGCCAAGAGAAATGCGGTATTCGCGGATCGCCTGCTTTGTGATTACTTTTGGCATGATTCCTCCTATTGTTCAAGCAGCCTTTTCGCCACTCGGTTGTACTGGTTGTATGTTGTGATAACTCCCCGGCTTACGAGTCTGTGCATAAGCCGGTACTTGTGTGCTGCATCTGCGCACTCTGGGTATTCATCCATCTGCTGAATCGTATTGCTCAGGTGGAGCATGATATGGCCTATGATGGGCTCAGTTGTTCTCGCTCCGTATCTGAGTCGTCGATATGCGCGTTGCTTTTCATCCTGCATTAATCCCAGCCCTTTCATAGCTACTTCCTCCTGCTAATTGATCGTTGCACGTCGTGGTACGAGTTGCCGGCCGAATCGCTTGAAGAGTCGAGGCACACATTTGCCTCTGCTTTCATCCGTTCGGCCTTGATTCGTTCGGCCTTGATGAAGTCAGCATGAATCGCCGGGATGTTGCTGAACTCCCGATCGACGTAGGTGTGGATAATCTCCCGCCATTGTTCCAGGGTGTACTCATCGCTCACATCCAGGACCGTTTTCTCAACTGGCTTGTCTGGGTCAATTGGTTCGATTTGCCCGGTAGGGAATATACCAGTAAACGATTCCCTACCACTACGCCGCCAGGATATCTCAGATTTTCGCGCGACAAGTTGAAGGGCAAGCCCGTAGAAGTCTGCTAAGGCGCGCAACTTTTCACAGCATAACTTTAATTTTACAATTTTCATGATAAATAGCGGGGCCCGAAAGCCCCTTGCCCCTTACGCGTTGAAGGTGATGTGAGGAATCTTGCATGCAATAATTGCGTCAAGGAGATCGCGAGCTGCGTCAATGTCGGCAATGCATCCAGTCTCATACATTGCAACATACGCCGCCTTGCATGATTCATTGTGTCGCTTCTTGGCTGCTTTAGCTTCATCAGCGATACGTTTCTTTTCTGCCTTCTCGTCAGCCTTGCGTTGTTTTTCCGCAGCAGCTTCGTCATCCTTCTTCTGCTTGGCAATCGCTTCGTCCTGTATCCGCTTCTCTTCTGCCAGGCGGTTGTCTTCGATCTCTTGCTTCTGGCGGTCGATCTCTGCCTGCTGTTTCTGCATCTCTTCTTGCTGCTTGCGAAGTTTCTCCGCCTGTTCTGCGCGGATAGACGCCTGCTTGTCGTCCTCGATCTTCTGCAGGCGTTCGCGTTCCTGACGTGCAATCTCTTCCTTGGCCTCGCGCTCTTCACGTTCCGCCTTGTCGTTGGCTTCCTGCTCCTTGCGTTTGGCTTCCATCTCTTCCTCGCGGCGCTTAAGTTCCGCCTCGCGTTTCTCCTGCTCAATGGCGGTCTCTTCGGCCTTTAGCGTGGACGTTGCAACTTCATGCATCTTGTCCAAAAGCTTACCCTTAAGAACAATAGCGCGCTCGGTCATCTCCTGGTAGTCATCTTCGGAGATCTCCATTGCTTCGAGTTCGGCAATCTTCTGATAAATTTCCTGAGATGTTTTACCTACACATTCCCGGCATAGATCCTGCATCACTTCTGCCCGCTTTTCGATGGCGGCAATGCGTTCTTCCTCGGCCTTCTTTTTGGCAGCCTTGGCATCTTCCTTCGCCTTGTCTGCCTTGGCCTTCTCTTCCTTCAGTGGTTCAACGATCTCAGTCAGGACCGTAGTGATTCGCTTGGCCTCTGCGTCAACCTTGCGGCCATACTCCAGGGATTCAGCTTTCAGGACTTTGCGATGCTTCTCAACGCCCACCCATGTCTCGCGAAGCTCTGCAATGCCCGTTTTGACATCCTTATATCCTTGAACTGTGCTGGCGTCAGGGATGATCAGATACTTGGCTTTGAGATCTTCCAAAGCCTCGTTGGTGACATTGTACTTTACCACCTGTCCGGTTGATTCGGCGGAATCTTCTACTTCCACGTTTGCGGCTTGTTCTGTCATCGTGCTACTCCTTTGTTTTGTTAATTTTAAGCTTACTTCAATATAGGATATAATCCTAGTCGTGTCAATAGCAAAACTAGGATATTTGTAAAAATGTGCGAAATGGCTATATTTGAGCAACAAAAGGAGGTATGCAAAGTGAAAATATGCCCAGAATGTAATAGAGCTGCTGCAAACGGAATTCCTAAATGCAGGAATAAGAAGTGCGGCCACGTCTACACGAATAACTACGGATTCAAAGACGACAAGCCAACTGTTCGACCTGATCGAAAGGTTGACCCGAAAGCAGCACACAGAAACGAGAACAATCGGAAGGTGGCTAGATTGCCGAAAGAGGAAGATGGGAAGTTATACATATCCACGTTCCCCAAAACGTAGGCAGTAAAAAGCCCAGGCCAATGATTTAGGAGTAGCATCGAAGATCATGGTCCGGGCTTAAGTCGAGTTGGAGAAAAGAGAAAGAGGCATAAGGAGGTTCTGCAACTCTCGGCTGTAAATACTATTGCTCCTGGTTCGCCGTTGTCAAGTTAATCGGTTGGCTTGTTCTTGATTTGTTCGATATATTTGTTGTATGCGGCGCTTACTGAGCAGTCGTCATCGATGACAATATCAAGCACCTCCGAAGGTATTGTTGTTGCATCGTCGCACCAGATATCACCATCGTAGTCATCAGGGTCGATGAATTCAACATTGCACTTCTTACAACGCCTTATGAATTCCTCTTCATTTCTTCCGCTCATATAGCAAATGCCACGGGCTGACAGTTGGACGTCAAAATCACCCTTGTATTCATTGCATAGAGTGCCGCATACATCGCGACACACATCTTCGGGATAATCCCTAAATGAGTAATTAGTGAAGCAAACAATTGTCTGAGTCTGTGCTAGTTTGTAGAGTCTTTTATAGTCCTTACTGACTGCCTGGTATTTATGTGCTGGTCTACTCATTGAAATTGTCCTCTATTACGTTATGGTTCATCGGCTCGGCAAGTAAGTCCTTTAGGCGCTCTATGTTCGCCTCTTCAATCACGCGCTGTTCGTCCGTATCCGCGTCCTCAAGGCGCTGGCGTGCTCGGGCTATCGTCGCGGTTATCCGGAAGTGGTTGGCGTCTGTCATTAATATGGAAATCTCGCTGGTTTAATCTTCTCTCTCTCATTCTTGTGGAAAATGTCATCGAACGTCATATCTTCAAAGTCATCGCATTCAATTGGCATTCTTATGTCTGAATTTTCAATAGCATCCAACAATCTGCGCCTCTCAGCAGCATATCCATACATAGTACAATTCTTCTTGCGGCATGTTATGGTAATCTCTCCAAGGTCGCGCTCCTGGTGTAGGTGCTTGCAGTCTTGAAAGCACTTATGATCATTAGCGGGATTTAGCCGGCAGTGTTTTTCGTGCCATTCGGCGGCATGTTTTCGAACATAATACTTTCCGCAGAAATCACATATATAATTCTTTCTTGTAACCTCTTTCATGCTACTCCTGATTGTTAAAAGATCCCCGGCGCTGCTTCATGACAGTGGCAAAACAGTTAGCGTCAATGAAGCACCCGCACTCGCAGGACACCGGGAATTAAGGTTAAATTAAAAGCCCGGATCACGCCTCACGATCACCGGGCATTGCCTCCTACAGGTCGGGTAAAACATCGCCCTCCAGCGATCCCGGCTCTGAAGTTGTTTCTTCTGGCGGAAACTCCGCGTTTTTCGGATCCACTTCTGTTTTTACATCTGCCCGGATTCGCTCCTGGGCTACCTGGTAGTGAGCGCGGATCAATAGAGATCCAGCTTCGTCATACTTGTTCGTAGCGACACGCAAACCGATATTCTGCAGGTCTGCCATCGTCTGAGCGCGTTCGATCTCCTGTTTCCACAGTTCGAGCGTTTCAGTTGGTAGTGGATTTCCCTTGAACACAACCAATGGCTGAACAGTAAAGGCTTCTCGCTTTCCTCTGGTTATGGTTAACATTGTGCGGATTGGCTTTTCCAGGTCCGACATATGACTGATGCGAATGCCACCTTGTTCAGCTCCGCCATACCTTACTGTAGGCTCGCGGAATAGCGTCATACTTTTTGCAACATAGGCGTGTCCATCCTCTCCCCAGCCCAACGCCAAAACTCGCATCATTGATAAGTTTGGCTTATATGGTCGTCCCTCGCCGCCCTCGTAATCAATGTTTATAGGTTGCTTCACGTTGCCAGTTTCAGTGACTTTGGTGATCTTGATTGTTTGTGGTCCAGATATAAAGTCATCTGCATTGGTTTGGTCGCTGCGTGGCTGGATGTGCTTTTTCATATCGATCATGATTACTCACTCCCTGTTATTTCTACGTCTGTATTGAAGTCTTGCCATTCCGTCTGCACCATGCTTGATGCCTTATCAAGATACTCAAGACGGATACTTTCAATCGCTTCTTCAAAGTCGATCATTGCGTCAACAATCATTTCTCGGCGCACTGGGTCAACTTCAATGCGTTTGACAAATAACGGAAGTCCTGAGCTGTACTGGATGAAATCCGCATAATCACGGCCAGAGATAAGCAAATTGCCCTGAACCTGGTTAGCGAAACTCTTATCCATTTCACCGGCAATGATCGTCTCAACCTGGAACTTGGCCATTCTGGACTTGATCTCAATTAACCCATCTTCGGAAATAAGGCCGTCTGGACTGCATCCAACAGTAAATCCATAGTTGTCGTTGGTGATGAATCCGCACTGCTTGACAGGCTCGTAGTTCTCGCTGTAAATATCACGAGCAACGTCTTCTTGCAAGTGTCCAAGCATCATTTGATATGATTGGAAATTTTCCTCTGCGCGCTTGGTAATGCGTTGCGCCGCAAGTTCAGCCGCATACTGTCTTGTTGTGGCGTTCTTTGCAAGCTTACCTCCAGCTGTAACGATCTTATTGATGTTGCTGCCGGTGATGATGCCCAGACGAAGGGCCAACCATTCGTCTGTGTTCTGTTCGACCTCGTAATGATACTTGATCATGGTGTGCTACTCCTTGTTTACACGAATAATACGGTCAGTGACTCGTTAATCGTGTTGTTTTCTATTTCGACATCAACGATCTGATCTACATCGTTGAGAAAAAGCTTGATTGTTGATTCGTGCGGATTGTGGTACAATGCGTTTCCTTTTGCATCGTAATAAACTCGGATTACATCGCCATTGTAGCCGGCAAAATGCCAGCCAAGGTTTGATAGAAAGCTATCGACATTCTTGATCTGTTCGTTGCTCATTGTGCGCTCTCCCATGATTCGCGTTCGTTCTCTTCAAAGATGAAACGGGCCTCGTCATTCTCGGACGACTTGTTTTTCTTGTCCATGCACTCAGGGCATAGCAGCGAGAATCTAATTACCTCGCTACGGTGCAGTTTGAATAATTTGCAGCACTCGCCGCAAGTGACTTCTAGTGGATCTGACATAGGTTGCTACTCCTGTTTTTAAGTTCTCTATAAGTTAGCACATATCCTAGCTTTAGTCAATAGCCTTCTAGGATTTTTTCCTATTTCTTTTCTTTTTGTTCTTGCGCAGTTCACGACGATCTTCCTTTGTCAATGATGGTAGCGCATTCTGTCGCCAATTGGTCGCATCCTCAAGTTCCTGTCTGGTCTTATAGGTCACTGGTCCCTCCTTGGGTTTGGGTAGATTGGCCGGGGTCTGAATTTGCAGGGATTGCCCTTCTTGCTTACACGCAGTTTGCAGCCACCATTGAGCCAGATTCGATTGCTGCACCGATTGCAGTCAGGTTTTGGGCCCATCAACATATGCACCTCTTAATGATTCCATAATTCACCAAAAGAAGCTTGATCGTGCCGAACGTTGGCGTCCTTCTCCCAGACTTCCAGGACCAGACAGTATCAAGCGAGGATCCAGCAGCTATTGCCAGGTCAACGCATTCATCACAGTATCCATCGACAATAGCGTTAACGATGGCAGTGTAAACCGCCTTTTGATCCAGGTCGCATTGAACGCCGTCAGTGATCTGCACAAACTCCCAAGTGTCCAGGAGAACAAGCGCACCAGTACCGCCATTACCCCTCTGGACTATCTTGCCGACGATCTCCGCGTCTTCTGGCAGCTTCGGCACGTACTTTGCCGCGTCGTGGTTCTTTATCTCAACTCTCATCGGTTCTCCTTAACGTGTTTTCGCGTAAGTTATGCATATTACTATGACAATGATTACAATACACACTGATACACATCCAATAGTGTTCTCTGTTTGATTGTCCATTACTCTCCCCTTGACCTGCTTGCGTGTTTAGGTTTGTCCCGGTCCAGGATGAACGGCTTCTCTGCTTTGCGAAACTTATTCGCGAAAAAATCAAAGATGTCTTTCGCAACAAGAATAAGCGTCAGCATCGTTACCAGGCATACAATTAATTTGATGATTGTCATTATTACCTCTTTTGGCCACTTTTGTTATTTACGTAATTTCAAGCACTTACAGCAACTCACTTTCGCCCATCTCGCAGACAAAAGACACCCCTTCCGATTAGGCTGGCACTTAGGACGATAACCACCGTCCTTGTAGATCATCGCGTGAATCTTGGATTTCATATTAGCTCCATTACTGTTTCGATGAAGATTTGCGCTTGGGGCCCAAGGATTGCATTGCCGTAACCCCGCAGGAGCCCCACACGGCAGGGAGCCCCATCAACCAGCGGGAATGTTCCGGGTTCAACTGGCCTGAACTTTCCATCCCGGCATCCGAGCCAGTCAGAATCTCTCCAGTAACCGTTAACCGGACCGGGCCGCAGAGCTCCGCCGCGTCCACAAGAGTTAGTCCCGGATTCCTTGTCGATGTTGTTATGTCCCTTGCGCTCGCTGCATCGCCCTTTACTGTCGTCGGCCAACCCGCAAGATGACTCTGCACTGTCAGTGATGGCATCCCGCCGGAATGCGCCCGGCCTATTTCCTTCTCCGCCGCTTCTGGATGTTCGCAATTCACACGTGCGCTTGGCGTCATCCATGTGGCAAGCCCCACTACTCTCCCCAACTGGTCCAGTCTGTTGCGTTTCGATCCGTCTGGATTCACCGCCTCCGTTGCCATTCCAATCGTGTCCTTGTGATCTCTTGTTGTTGTTGTTGGCCACCCAGTAAAGTCGTTGACGCTGATGCGGCGCACCGACGCTGCAAGCCGGGAATGTAACCGACCCGAAGGCATAGTTACTTTCTTCCATGTCAGATTGTACATGGTCGAGCCAAGACATTCCAGCCTTGCCGCTAACCTGCTCTCCAAAGACTGCTGAAGGGCGACACTCTCTGATGAGATCTCGAAAGACGGGCCAGAGGTGTCGATCGTCTGCAAATCCTTTTTGCTTGCCGGCGCTGCTGAATGGTTGACAAGGGCAACTACCGGTCCAGACAGGCCGGTCATCCGACCATCCAGCAGACCGCAGTGCGTGCGACCACACCCCGATCCCTGCGAAGAAATGGCACTGGGTAAATCCCAAAAGGTCATCTGCTTTGATTTCTGTGATTGATCGTTCATCTACAATACCCTCTGCTATGTGTCCTTGTTTGATTAATTCCCGCAACCATGCTGCGGCTTTTGGGTCTATCTCGTTGTAGTAGACGCTCATAGCTTCACAACCTTAAAAGCACATGGTACATCTTGACCAAATTTCTTCTTCCATCGTTTCTGTAAGGGAGTCAGTTCATCCTTCAAAGCCCAAGAAGGAGCATGTTCCTTACAGCACTTGGTAACTTGCTTCTTTCCGACCTTCTGGCGAAGTTCCAGAACCGCTGGTTTATTGCATCCTACATAGTCACACATAGTTCTACCACTCCGATGATGGTTTTGCGGTTGAATAGTCAATCTCTACGATAGTCCCGGTAACATCACCAGAACCGCGATTGATGGTACAGTACGCGCTATATTCTTCAAGAGTGTTTGAAGCTACACAGACTCCCTCGAACGTGTCAGTGTCAACGCATCCCATCTCTTGATCAATCTCCCAATCAAGAGACTTCATGTATTCGAGAAACTTTTCTGCTTTTGCTTCACCGTCTGAACAGGTGGTACATGGGCAATTCTGGTGGTGGCTCATAATGCTACTCCTCATAATGATTGTTGTCGTCGTAAGTGCTGCCCGCGACTATTGGCATGTTAATAAGTCTCCAAGATACGAACATCAGTATGAAGGCGGTCAAGATTCCGCAGGTCTTCAATGTGAAGGCGATTGAAGTTAAGCGATCTGTTTTGCGGCGTATTCGGGACCGACTTATAAACATCACCGCGCAATACAAAGATAGAGAATGGATTGCCTATTAGGTAAGAGGTTTGTTTCATTGCTTTCATTTGGTGCTACTCCTGCGGCGATTACCCGCGCCGCTCGGGGTTGGGTTTATTCGCATTCCCAGCGTTCAATAACCGTCTTTACTGCCACAGGGTACTTACTACGAGTCAGGACAATATACGGAAATGCAGGATTTTCATTCTCTGGGATTATGAAGATAAGCTTGCCGATACGCTCCGAACCATCATCGGCAGTATACAGGACACTCTGAGGTAATTCGTTTGAGACTTCTTGGTTTGACATGTGAATGCTACTCCTTGGTTTGTGTTAAAATCTAATGTTAAAGTAAGCTCAAACTGTACAATGTCAAGTGCTCACAATTTTTTTGTCAATCTTTTTTCTTGACAATCAACGCGTTCTTGGTTATGGTGGTAATACATTTTAATTATATCTGAACGACAATGTTCACAGAGGTTTTATTATGTATCAAGGCTGGGAAAGCCAGTCAATTCAAACGGTCCCTTGGTGTATACGGCCTAGCACAGCATCCACATGAGGATGATGGAAGACAGGTTCAATTCCTGCAGGGGCCCCCAAAAGTGATAGTAGCTCAGTTTGGTTAGAGCGTCCGGATGTGGCCCGGAAGGTCAGTGGTTCGACTCCACTCTTTCACTCAAAACCGCCGAGAGGCAGTTGCAATTATGTTTGGGGTCCCGTCTTCGGGCGGGGTAGCCTTTTTCATAGAGTTCTTTCAAAATTGGGCGCGACATGACTTCGACTGTTCAGTGGAAATCATAGTCACATGCCGAGGATGATAGTTGGCCTCGTTAATCGTCTATCAAACAAATAATTGCTAAACCAATTATGTTCCCAGGCCAGCAAATGCTGGCTGTAGCTTAGTCACAGATTGAGCTAACGTTTTCGCCATATTGAACGGTTGTCAAATTGGTAAGGGGTCGAGCACGACCTAGGGCTATTAACGCTCATGAATAGGGCGAAAGTCGTAGTGATACGCAGCACCCTCACAGTATGGTGTATAATATCTGTCTGTTGCTGATAGTGAGACAAACCACATTGGCGTAAAATTAGGTTGCAAAAGCATGTATAATGACGTGATGGAAGTTTTGCAGGACCCGGGTTTGATCCCCGGCGCGTCCACCAAGACCAACGATCTCGGTTAAATTCCGAGCAAGGGACTAAAAAACCCTGTAGCTCAATGTGAGAGCATTGGTCACGTGCTTTCTTAGCTCAGATGGTAGAGCGTTTCCTTTGTAAGGAAAATGTCCACGGTTCGATCCCGTGAGAAAGCCCCAAAATTCCCCGGTATCCCATATCCAGGCCGTCCACTATTTAGGTGGGCGGCTTTTTCTTTGATCGTGTTGACAACCGCGCGGATTCGATTATGGTAGTATCAAATAGCGAGGTCGAAGTCGCTGAGAAATTTTTAATGCTGTTCAGGACTGGCTTAACCGCCAACTTCGACCCTGAGCGGCATTTTTTATGGAGTAATTACCATGACAGACAACCAACTCATCCCTCTAAACACCACCGGAAATGATGAATTTCCCGTAAACGCAAGAGATTTGCATGAATTTCTTCAGGTTCAGAATCAATTCTCAGATTGGATTGCACAGCGCATACATGACTACGAGTTTGTGCAAGGTGTTGATTTTAAGACTTTTACCCATGCAGGAGTAAAAGGCGGCAGACCTCGAAAAGAGTATGCATTCACTCTGTCAATGGGTAAAGAAATGGCAATGCTTGAAGCCAACGAGAGAGGCAAGCAGGCCCGCCGATACTTTATCGAATGCGAGAAGGGATTGAAGAAGCTTGCAGCACTTCCAGATTTCACCAATGCAGTCGAGGCAGCTCGTGCCTGGGCCGATTCTCAGGAAAAACTTCTGGAGTCTCAGCAGGTTCTTGAAGCACAGATAACGCACATCAAGGAAATTGAGCCAAAGGCAAAGTATACAGACGATGTACTGGCAAGCAAAAACTCATATGCAACAACTGTCATCGCCGCTCAACTCGGAATGTCTGCAATAAAACTCAATCGATTCCTGGTTGAAAAATCAGTCCAGAGAAAAGTTAGCGGATGCTGGGTTCTTTGCGCGAAATACCAGAGAAAGGGATATGACGATATTTTGACCGGAACCATCGAGGGATCCGAAAGTGGTAGATCCTTCAAACAACTTAGGTGGACGGAGAAAGGGCAGAAGTTCATTATCGAGCTCTGGAATAAGGCAGTCTGAACCGTCCTATCCAAGTTTGAGAGAATTGTATTTAATATACCGAAAATCCCCCAAAATTCAAGCAATTCCTATATTTTAAGATCGACATCCGAGGCGGAACTCTCGAAAAAATTTGCCCAAATTAGCACATGTTAAGACGGACTTGAAAAAAGACACAGAAATGACAGGTGTTAATTCATTTAACAAGGTTTGAAAATAAAAGGGGACTCACGTAGTGAGAAAGAAGAGGGAGGATACAACAAGCATCGTAACCAAAGCATCTCGTATAGTTTGACAGAATCGCGAAATGAGTTATTATAGTGATTAAACAAGCCAGACGCGCGTGACGTGCAGAGCAGGAACATCAGGAATAGACATGCCTATAAAAGACCCGAGAAAGAGAAAGCTATCAGATCAGCAGCGCAAAGCCGTCGAAGAACGCGCAAAGCCTGACTGCCCCACCAATGTAGCAGCCATACGCGCCGCCTACCCCAAGTCCTGCAAGTGGAAGACTACCACTATCAATAAGTTTGCGTGCGACTTCTTCAAGAAACCCCATATTGAATACGCGCTTGAGAAGGAAATGGACAAGCTCCGTAGCAAGGGGCGAAATAAGACCGCCTTATCCGCGCAGAGGGTTATCGACGAGTTTAAGTATCTCGCGCTTGCATCGATTACGGACGTTGTTCAGTACGAGAAGCGGAAGAATCGTTACGGCGTGGACATCTACGTGATGAAGATCACCGAATTTGATAAGTTGACTGACGACACCAAGCGCGCGATGAAGAAGATAAAGATCCGCACGAAGCCTGTTAAAGAAGGTGAAGGCGAGGAAGTAACCTGGCACGAGATCCAGGAGATTGAATTCGAGCTCTACGACAAGCAGAAGGCTCTTGATTCACTCGCGAAGTACTTTGACCTCTACGTTGAAAAGCTCGAGATACACCACACCGGTACGATCGGGCATGTCCACACGACGGTCCAGGAGATGCGCACCCTGTTCGACGCCATGACCCCAGAAGAACGCGCAACGCACCTGGACAAGCTCATGGGCGATATGACGATTGACGTAACCAATGACAGCGACGCAGGGGGTGAGTGATGAATAAATACAAAGTCACCACCAAGTCAGGCGAGTTAACGCAGGAGCACACGAAGTCGGCCAGGTGCATCAGAACGCTTCTATATATATTTGACGCGATCTTTGAAGCTGACTGGGATAATGAGTGGGAGATTGTTAAGATCGAACTAATTGAGAAGGAGGTGGAGTGATGAAAGTAATATTTGAAATTGAGGCAGACCTGCCGACTGGAAGCTTCGAGGCTGTACAGTTGGCTTTGCAGATCAACGACAAGTGGTCTAAGCCCGTCCTCTTTGCTTTTGGAAGACCTCAAACGGTTAGAGAGGGCAAGCACCTGAAGATAGACAATAAAACATGCAAAGTGATCGCAGTAGGAGATGGTGATGGGTGCCCCATCTGTGGCCAAGGCGAACCCCTTCTTGAAGACGGTTGGTGTCAGGGTTGCGATAACGATTCACGGCTAGGAGGATAAGTGATGGAAGTGATGGATAGCATAAGATGCCCTTTCTGCAGCCACGAGTTTGAGACCGAGTTTAACTGGATGATTGAAGATGTCGATTGCCCAGGCTGCAAGAAGACTATTGATATGGAAGTCGATGGCGGAACCGAGACAGGTTTCTATATGACGCCGAGCGGGTGGAACTACACGGAGCTGGAGCTATGAATACAGATGATCACAAATTAACCATAAACGGCGGTTGCACCATCCAAGACCCTGAAGGATTGCTACAGCGATCATTGTGCACATGCGACTACAGCAAAGGCATGGGGCCAAACCTGAAGTGTCCGGTTCATGGTGGTGACAAGCTACTGATCGGCGTGCCATCATCCATGTCAGCAGAGAAGGTGTCACTTGCACCAGCAGGAGAGTCAACGCCCGCACCATTCGACCCGGATGACCTGACCGACGAAGAGAAGAAAGAGCGACTGCAGACAATTGAAGAGATGCTGGCGGAGATCGGGCGCACTGGTCAGAACCAGCATATCATATTCGATGCACTTTGCGACATCGTAATGGTGGGAGATTATTAGATGAGTGAATCAAAGCGAACTTACCGACGAGGACAGTACAGGACCTTGGCTGATGTCGCCCAAAATGGTCTATTCAATGACCACGATATCCAGATCCCGCTTGAAGGTTGCGAGATAAAGGGCAAAGACTCTCTTGATGGCGAGACGAAGATCGTAATGGACATCAAAGTTGATACATCTCTCGTTGGGAGCGTCATCCACCAGAAGGATAGTTTAAGCGACACAGTTGCCACCCTCTTTTGGCTCTATTGTTGGTTCTCCGTGGTATTCCTCGAGTGTCGGCATCTCAACTGGGTAACACAAGCTGGTAGGGAAACCTACAGCAGCGAATCCCCTACCAATAAGGAGGAAGTATGAGCAAATTCGACAAGATCAAAGAACTACTAGAACTCAAAAAGAAGCATGAGAAAGGTATCAACGAGGTAAACAAGATTCTTACAGAGTCAAGTGAGTCGCTTAATATTGGTGAAAGCGAGACTATAAATCTATCAGTTTGCGATACTGGTCATGTGACGATTAATGATATAGTTCTTGATCAGTCCGAATGCATAACACTTGTCGCACAGCTGAAAAAGTGGGGAGTTGTGGGGGAAGATGAAAAGGTAATCCCCATCCCCGGCATGAAAGACATCTCAGGAGGAGCTTTGTACGACGACTGCCTGAAGTGCGGCGGAGTGCTCAAGATGACCTGGATCGAGGGCGAGGATAAGCCTGACATGTGCAAGCAGTGCGAAGATAGCCTATGAGCGACACGACACAATTCTACATTGCCTGCTTCTTTGCGGGCCTGCTGCTCTACCCGGTAGTCAAGAACATCATAGACAAGAGGCGGAAGAAATGACCGACACCACCGCCTTCACGAAGTATCAGGACCGGCTCAAGCACTTGCGCGGGCTCGCTCCTGTCCAGAAGGCGGAGGTCAAGAACCAGGCGGCCATTAGTTGCATGCAGAGCCAGGCGCGTGGCGGTCTACTAAGCTTCAACGCATACACATGGCAACTAAATGAGCCATACTTAGCAGGTCGTCACACAACAGAGACAGCAGCAGCCCTTGACCGAGCAGTTGAAAGGTTCAACAAGGGTCAGTCAACGTATCTTATTGTAACTCAGCCATTTCGACACGGCAAAAGCCAGCTAATCAGTAGGTCATTTCCGCCTTACGTATTTGGTAGCCTGCAAGAGCATGAACCAGAGATCATTCTAAGCACATACGGACAAGACCTGTCTGATGAAATGAGTAGAGATGCCCAAGACATCATAAAGAGCGATGAATACAAGTCACTCTTCCCGGGTGTGCAGATAGATCCAAAAAGGGGAGGCGTCAAAAATTGGAGAATTGATGACAGTAACGCCAAGCTAACTGCAGTTGGACTACAAGGTGCTGCTATCGGTAAAGGTGCCCACGTTCTTTTAGTTGATGACTATTTGAAAGGTCGAGAGAATGCAGAATCAGAAACAATTAGAGCAAAGACATGGCAGGGATTCGTTGACCTGATGACGCGCCTTGCTCCGGTTCACATCGTCGTTGTCCTAGCTACGAGGTGGCATGTTGATGACGTGATTGGCCGCATAAAGAATAACAACAATCCGAGGCATGACGACTACAAGCCAGAATTCCCTGTATTCGAGGAAATGCACTTTCCCGCACGCTATGAAGATGGCACGTACTTATTTGCTGAGAGAATGGGGGAAGCGTGGTATAAAACACAGTTCGGAACTCTACCGCCATTCCGAGTTGCATCAGAGCTCCAAGGGGATCCGACTATCCCGGGCGGTAATATGATCAAAACAGACCAGATTCATTACAACGCAGAGATGCCCGATGATTTGAGCTATGTCCGGGCATGGGATCTCGCGTCAACCGAGAAAGAGCGTAACAGCGATGACCCAGATTACACATTCGGCGTATGCTTGTCGGTTCGCCAAAAGACCGTAAGAGATTTAATGGGGAAAACCATACTGAACGACGAGGGCGCACCAGTGAAGGTTTATGATATCTACATTGAGGACGGAAAGTATTGCAGAGAAGAAGCCCCAAAGCGTGACGCACTGATTCGCATGACAGCCTTGGAAGATGGTCCGGAGGTGTGGCAGGGAACAGAGTCAGTCGCAGGATACAAGGATTGCTACGCCATATTGAATAAGATCCTTGAAGGCATTCGGGTGGTTCGCAAAATCACCCTCAAAGGTGACAAGGTTATCCGCGCATCTGTACTGGAGCCTATATTTTTAGTCGGCAATGTCCACATTAACGGCAATGTTGCAGATGATCGATGGGTAGAATTACTCATCAAACACATTTCAGAGTTTCCAAACGGCGCGCACGATGACGGAATAGACGCGCTCGTAAACGCTTTCAATCTCGCGCTGCAGAGAGCAGCCGAGGCCGGTGTCAGTTCGGGCACCTCAACAATAAACGGAGAAGACCCACTATGGGGAGGTGCAGCAGTATGAATAGATTCAGGTTCAGATTCTGGAATAAACTCACAAATGACTGGATAGAGGCGCATAAAGGTCTTGACGGTCTAAGCATGTTCGGGGAATCCATGATCATCCAAGGCTCTGTTCCAGGTGTATCAATTGAAGACCTTGACAATATCGTCGTTGAGGGTGATGTAGTTATGGTCGAAAAAGAATTATATGTTGTTGTGTGGTCGATTGACGATATTTGTATTGGAACAGGTTGGGGGATTGTAGATAAGTTGGATTATCTTTGCAGTGATGAGCGTTCGCCTAATTACTGTCTTGATAGCAATTGTGATTTGCTAGGAAATATCCACGAAAACTCGGAGTTGTAGAGATGAGCGAGATGCCAAGATGGAACCGAGAACCGTGCGACACCTGCAATGGTTCCGGAAAGAGTCACAAGAAGCGTAAACGTCCATGCCCCGACTGCAATGGATCAGGAACAGGCGACATATGCGCCGACTGTGGTAAATTTATAAGCCCTAGACCCGCAGAAGTGGCGGATGAATGCAAATGTCAGGAGATACCACCAGGCCATGAATAAAACAATAGTTCCCCCGATCCGTCAGCAGATGGACATGAAGACCCGGGAAGTGCGGCTCTGGTTCGACAAGGACACGAGCGTTGCGCCTGATGGCAAGTACCGCATGCTTGGCGGCATGTTCCTTCCGTCAAACGTCAAGAGTGACGACGGGCATAGCAGGATTCGCGGGTATTCACTGGTTGCCGGGCGGAATGTTGACACAAAGATAACCTACATATTCGACGAGACTGAATGGGTAACGGTCGATCATATTCTTGACGATACTGATGGTTCGATTATCGCTGAGGGCGTTGTGACATGGTTGCTCAATGTCTGGAGCAACTACTTTTGCAACACGTATTCCCACCGCCAGGACGACGAGACGCTATTTCGCTACCAGATTGATTTCAACCGATGCACGATGCTTCAGCCAAAGACTTCATTTCTTGACGCGGAATGGAATGACGACTCTCAGCCTGTTAGTGTAATCACCCGCGAGTTGACACTTTCCCGCCTTAAGATGAAGCGCAACAGCATCTTAATCCGAGAATTAGACCAATTTCGCGCAACCCCCGATATTGACCCTAAGAACCTGCCTGCAATGCATTCTTTGATGTGCTGTCTTTCAACGCTTGACAGATATTGGCCTTGACATTTATTGTCTATGTGTGTACAATGATTACACAGCGCTTAATCGATGATCATCAATTTCAGGAGTCCATGACCAATGGCCGCAACAACAACAAATAAGCCGGTGTCACCGCTGGCGGAATATCTTATCGATGTCTTATACTCGCGCTGGTCATCAGACCGGCAGGATTTGGATATCAAGTGGGAACAAAACGACTGCACTATTCGCAGGATCCGCCAGAGTGACTGGAAGAAGGATGAGGGCGAAGGCTGGAGGGCGAATACTTCAATTGGCGCGGTAAAACAGAAATGGTTGACCGGTTGCGCGTTGGTGTTGGATCATGTTTTAGAGGGTGGCGTTCTCAATGCGGGACTGAAGGTTAATGAGCTATGGGAGGATTTGACCACGCAGCAGCACGACGAGCATGCCGAAGATCTTGACCATGCAAACAGGCAGCTACAGACAATGTTTGCCCTTGGAAAGATCGATAAGCCCACGATGAAGGCTGTTTTTTCTGCCGGTAAGTATGGCATGGCCTGGGGAGCGTATTACACTGACACAATCACGCGCGTCGAGTATCAACCGGTAGAGTATGAATTTGAAGTAGAAGACCCGGAAGACCAACGATTTGAGCGCGTTGTCCATGAGATCGAGACGCCTATGGTTGAGTGGGTGCCCGTTTGGGAAATGTTCTGGGATATGACCGAGGACGACATTCGCAAGGGCGATGGATTCTGCCGAGAGCAGAACTTTACAGCATACAAGCTCCGGGAATCTGCCGAGAATGGCGAGGGCTGGATAATGCCGATGGTCGAGCAGGTTATTGAGGAAAGCAAGTCGAGCGACCATGAGGGTGAGGGAGACGACGGAAACATAGCGCCCGGCCGCAGGCATATCCAGTACAGTAAGAATAATATCAAGTTCCGCGAGTTCCATTGTAGAGTTCCAAAGAAGGTCCTGAGGGATTATAAAAAGGACTTTCTTAGCGAAAAGGCTCCTGATTTTGATGCAGGGTTCGATACGATTGACGAGACCGACGGAAATGAGCAGGAAGTACTGTGCGTCGTGGCAAATAATATGGTCGTGCGATTCCTTCCTATTGACGATGACACAGACTTGAGAAAGTATTATAAGTTCTATTGGGAAGATGACCTTGACCACGAGCAGGGCGTTGGAATTGCTGATAACGGATTCCAGGCACAGGAGATCCAAAACGGCGCATTCAATGCGTTCCAGGATAACAAGAAGCTTGCCGGCGACATTCAGGGATTCTATTCTCCATTCCATTTCAATGATGACGAGGATATGTCAATCCAGCCAGGTAAATTCAGGCCGACAAAGGAAACGTGCAAAGATGCCAAAGATGCAGTTCATCAGCTTCAGTTTGCCGACACTGGCGAGTCACTTATCAGCGTTATCAGACTTGCTCAGGAGATGCTTGACGACGAAACTAACATCCCGAAGATGGCACAGGGCGCATTGGGCCCGGTAACACCGAATACGGCCTATGAAGCAAGTCAGATGATGGAGAAGTCGGGAAAGTATATCGCGGGCGTCATTCGCAATGTTGACAACGGATGGTCAGCACCAATCGCAGGCGACTATTTTGAATTCATTATGATGGATCCAAGATCAACGGTTGCCAAGGGTAATTATGTTGCTATCGCGAAAGGGTTCACAAGTTTCCAGGATAAGATTGTCAGGGTTCAGAAACTCATGCAACTGCTTACCCTGGTAATGAGCAATGAGACAATTGAGGGGATGACGAGAGTTATGAAACTTCTCGAAGAAGTATTACGGGCAAACGACATCGATCCTGATGAGGTGCTTTTCTCTCAGGAAGAATACATTGCCAAGATGCAGGCGGAAGAAGAGCGCCAACGGCAAACGGCAATTGAGGTTGAAAAAGCGAAGAACGACCCAGAGGCCCATGAACTCGACAAAGAAAAGACCGCAGCCGAGATAGCAGAGATCGAGAACGATGGGCGGCGCAAGGATGAAGAGTTGGAGCTTAAGAAGGCTGAACTATTGATGAACCAACGAAACGAGAACAATAACCAGGAGTAGCACATGCCGAACGAAGACACATCAATTGAGATTTACAACTACGACATGGGCCACTTTCCAGAGACTCAGGATGAGTCAGACGAGATTGGGCAGCGGATTGTAGCAAAACAGATTCTGGCAGTCAAAAAACTGATCGCAGGTGCGTTTCAAGATGTGTTTCATAGAAATTGGGATGAGTCATTCAAGGTTGATTGTCGTCACCAGGCGATAGGCGATAAGGAGATTATATTCTACAAAAACCGGCCATTTCTTGAGCTTGGAGAAATGGAGGAAGACCTTGCCATGAAGAATGGCACTCAGCACCTGGTAATCAACCAAAGCTATCAGGTACTGTGATGGATCAGCACGACGCAAGAGATCATATGAAGCGATGCAGAGACATCGATATCGAAACATGGTCGTCCAAGGCTATCAATCGTGCGGCGGAGAAAGTTCGCATTTACACCGAGAAAGGCAAGACGGAATGTGAATTGGATCTAAAATACCCCCCAAGAGATCCAGACGACAATACATCCGCAGAGGTTGCTGAGAATCTTGTGAAGCATTTCGAGGCTGTTGGATACTCAGTTCAACTGATTCAGAGAACGAACCACCTCGGCGCAATTTGCCGGGTTAAATGGTCCGGGAGCAAGCGACTCGATGCATGATCGAAACAATAATTTTGCAAATAACTTGACATCCATTGACATCATGTGTACAATTATTGAATACAGGAGACATTAATTGATCAAACTAGATTCTTATGAACTGCAACAGCTCGCAAACTTTGAACAGGGTGATTTTTGGGCTCTGCTTAAGAAGGTGGTTGGCGCGGATCTGCAGATTTTAGAGGATGAGGTCAGAACATCTCCAAAGTTTTCCGATGAGGATCTAACGGAGGATCTTCGTTACAAAATGGGTGGTATCAACTGCCTGAAACGAGTGCTCGAACTTCCAAGTGAAGCTAGAAAGCTCATAAAATAGAGGTAAGAACATGCCCTACGTACAACGTATGCTTAGGCGATTTCTGAATGTGGCTAACGTCTGGTTGAAGCCCCAGACCTTCTTGACTGCAACAAGCAAGAAAAAGGTTGCATCCGCATCTATTGTTGTTGGCGCTGAAGCTGCCAATGTAATCAACGTGGCTGTCCAGCTCAAATCCGCAGACGGTAAAGATGTTGCATACCGCGCAGGCATGGGTTTTTACCTGTCCAGCGATGCCGATGGCGACACAATCGAAGCCAGCGGCCCTGACTCATGGGCAATCGGCACTGACGGTATCCTTCTCCCTGATGGCGGCGACAGCCTTATCAGTGGCGTTGTTATATCTGAAGTCGATGGCGACATTGATATTGATATGACTCATTCAGGTGCAGATACATTCTATCTCAACCTTCTGGTTGACGGCGAAGTCTACACCTCAGACGCAATCACATTTGACGCGACTACCTAATGATTAAGCACGTTCATATTTGTGGCCTATTTCGGGCAGATCTTAAAGGCGTAGGCCAAAAAGACCTGTCTGTTGGTGCTGAAATATGGACGTGCAACGATTGGTACAGGTGTTATCCATGGATGATGCCAGACCGCGTTTTTAATATTCACTATGCCCCACACATCAACGAGAGTCGTGGCCGATTCCCAGGGAACTGGAAGAAGTGGTATGACAATGTAATTGATAATGGTGGCAAAGTGTCCGTTGTTCAAAAGATCGATGGCATTAATCCGGACGGTCAACACTTGTTGCCGATGGAGTTGCTTGATAAATTCAGTATAAGTAGTATGGGTTGTTCAATCAGCCTTGCATTATGCCTGGCAATACATGAGGGATTCCAAAAGATTACCCTTCATGGCGTTCGCCTTCGCGATGCTGAATACTCTCACCAGATCGACTTTATCAACAACGCGCTGAAACATTGTACATTGAATGGCGTACAGGTGGACAATCCTTACGCAGAACAATGGAAGGCGAGAGAGGTCAGCAAGATCGATTGGAATAATGTGGTCGATGTTGACTGCGGAAGCCTTAAGCATCTTGTCAGATATTTCAAGCCTGACTTAACAATAACACTCCAAGAGGAACAACTACCATGCCAGACGACATTGAAATGAGCGCCGAGCAGGAAACCGAAGAAGAGATGTCCATCGAAGAGCAGGAAGCTCTATTTGACCAGGATGAATCGGAATACGAAGACGAAGACACTTCAACCGACGAGGATGCAGAAGATGAAGAAGCTGCAGACGACGAAGAGGAAGATGAAGAGTCAGCTGATGATTCAGATGATACTGAAGAAGACAGCGACGAAGAAGACTCTGATGATGATGCCGAAGAGGAAGAAGGTGAAGACGACGATGAAGACCCGTTGGCAGACATCAAAAAGAAAGCCGCAGCACTGAAGCAATCCGAGCAAGACGCTGCAGACAAAGCGACTGCTGATGCAGAACGCAGCGAGAAGATGTCAATCGCAAAAGACGAACTACTCAAGGAGCTATTCGGGCAGGAAAAGGTTAAGGTAGGCGACAAAGAAATTGACCTATCTCAGATGAAAGAAGACTATGGCGAAGACATTGACACTCTTATCACTGCCCGCGCATTTCAGATCGTAGAGCCCCTTATGGCAAAAGCAATGGAAACCTCAGGATATGCAAGTAGCGAAGAATTGCAGGCCCTTAAGTCAGAGAATGAAGATTTTAGATTCATGTCCAAGGTTGCTCAAGAGCATCCAGACGCATGGAAGATTCGCGACGATGATAAATTCTGGAACTGGGTTGATGCCCAGGGCGACGACGTAAAGACCTTAATTGAAAAGGGCGGCGTCGAGGGTACATCAAGCGTGATCGGTGCCTACAAGAAGGCATCAATCAAGAAGACCAACTCTGTCATTGACAAAAAGGCCACTGCGAAGAAAAAGCAGCACACCGACCTCCATGGCTCAACAGTGAGAACCAAGAAGGGCGGAAAAGGCAAGAAGGCCAAGAGAGGCGGCCACATGTCTGAAGAGGAAGCCGCCGCAGAATTTGATGATTACGAGGTGGAAGACTGATGAGCAACAAGGAAACTCAGACTTTAACCGCAACATGCACCTACAAAACCAAGGTGATTGACATCGAAGCGATGAAGAATGAAACTCGTTGCCCTCACCCCCGTTGCAAGAAAATACTTTTCAAAGGAATACTTGGACCCGGTACCAGAATCGAAGTGCTCTGCCAAGGTTGCAGGAACATGACGATTATTCAGGTGGTTCCGAGTCAATGAATTAACATAAATCACATCTAGTAACTGCCACTAGCCAGAACGCCGTGAGTGTCCGTGCATTGGTCAACCAAAAAGGGAGGCTACCAATGGCCAACTATAACACAAACGGCGATCTGACACAACGGACCGCTGTAAAGGCTGCAAAGCGACTTCTGAAGCGCGCCCAGGAAATGATGATCCTGGAACGTTTCGGGCAGAAAGACCCGCAGCCACAGAACAGCGGGAAGACTCGTACCTACCGGAGATATCATTCTCTGGCGGCTCTTCCTGCAACCGCGCCTTTGGCAGAAGGTGTAACCCCGACCGCGAAGAAGCTTACGTATTCTGACGTGTCGGTTACGCTCGAAACTTATGGCGATCTCGTGGAATTGACCCGCGAAGTGAAGCTCTACCATGAAGACCCTGTTTTCAAGGAAACCTTCAACATCCTGGGTGAACAGCAGGCGGAAGTCGTTGAGCTGATTCGTTGGAACGCGCTGAAAGGCGGAACTAACGTTTTCTATGCCAACAACGTTTCATCCCGCGCAACTGTTGACTCTCCTGCAACTTCTGCAGACCTGAAGCGCATTGAGCGTGGATTTATGCGGAATCGCGCAACCAAGATCACCAAGATCGTCAAGGCCAGTCCAAAGGTTTCAACAGAGCCTATCCAGGCTGCATTCGTGCTGCTTGGCCACACAGACTGTAAGGCTGACTTGGAAGCTCTTGCCGGCTGGGTTCCTGTTGCCAATTACGGCGACAGCATGAAAGCCATGCCGCAGGAAGTTGGAAGCTTTGGGGTCTATCGTGTCCTCTTGTCTTCTCTCTTTACTTCATGGGAAGTTGCTGGTGCCTCTGGTACTACCTATCTTTCCGGTGGTGAAGAAGTCAGCTCCGCCGCGAATTGTGATGTATATCCGCTTATCGCACTCGCCCGAGATGCCTACGCTATCGTTCCTCTCCAGGGATATGGCGCG